TGGAGGAAATTATGGCAAACTCAACTTTTAATGGACCAGTTAGGTCTGAAGGTGGTTTTGAACAAATCACTGTTACTGCTAAGACAGGTGCAGTAACCACAAACCTTGATGTTGATTCAAGTGGTAATCTTACAACCACAGGTACAATTAACAATCTTTTTCCTGTCACAAGCATTACTGATGCAACTTATACGCCAACTACAGCACAATCAGGAACAATCTTTTCATTGAATCGTGCCGCAGGTATTACTGTTACTTTACCTGCCGCTAGTGCAGGGCTTTTCTATGAGTTTCATGTAGGAACTACTTTTACAGGAACATTTATTTTACAAGGTGCTTCTAGCTCTGATACTTTTCAAGGAATGGTTTTACAACAAGATAAAGATGAACTTGGAAGTGTTGTTGCATTAAACGAAAACATTGACACAACTGGTTGGAATATACCTGCTGCGGCTGATTATAGATTGACTATGGATGCTGACACTGATGGTAGATTTATTGGTGGTCATATTAGATGTGTGGCTATTACAGATGCTATTTGGCTTCTAAATGGTCATGTCTTTGGAGATGGCACAGTTTCACATTCTTTTAGTTAAGGAGTAATTATGGCTGATGTAGTAACATCACAAACCATTCAGGATGGGCAACGCAAGGCTGTTATGAAATTCACCAATGCCAGTGATGGCACTGGTGAGTCTGCAGTAAAAAAAGTTGATGTATCAGCTTTAAATTCAAATGCAGCAGGCGTTGCTTGTACTTCAGTTGCAATCGCAAAGGTATGGTGGGCAACAACAGGTATGGGTGTCAAAATTGATTTTGATGCCACTACCAATGTTTTAGCTGTAACCTTACCTGCTGATTCAACTGGTGACGAGTATTACGATGATTTTTCAGGTATTCCAAACAATGCAGGCAGTGGTGTAACAGGCGATCTTGATTTCACCACAGTAGGTCATTCTAATGGCGATACTTATGTCATTATTCTTGAATTAATTAAAAACTATGGATAGATGGCAACATCAAACAGTAAAAATTTTGAACCTGATGTAGGTGAATTTGTAGAAGAAGCCTTTGAACGATGTGGTTTAGAGCTTCGCACAGGTTACGATCTTAAAACAGCACAAAGAAGTCTTAATCTTCTGTTAGCAGAATGGGCTAACAGAGGATTAAACCAGTGGACTATCACTCAAAAAACTGTAGCCATGGTTACAGATACAACTTCTTACAACATAGACACTACTAATAGCACTGCACCTATTGATGTTTTAGATGCTTTTGTTAGAGAAACCATTGGTTCTGATGTGACTGACATTGCTATGGCTAGAATTAGTCGTTCACAATACTCAGCTATACCCAACAAAGCACAAACAGGTAAGCCTAATCAGTTTGTTATAGACAAACAACTATCTCCAACCATAAGTGTTTATCCAACACCTGATAAGTCTGCAACATACACTGTGTACATGAATGTGCTTACACGCATGGATGATGCTGATGTAGGTGCTAACACCATGGATATGCCTTATAGGTTCTATCCATGTTTAGCGGCAGGTCTTGCCTATTACATATCTCTTAAGAAAGCACCTGAAAGAACACCTATGTTAAAACAGTTGTATGAAGAAGAGTTTTTGCGAGCCATGAATCAGGATGAAGAAAGAGCTTCGTTTCGTGTAAGCCCTGATCTAAGGAGTTATAATTCAGCCTAATGAGTGCGTTTGCAAGTAATAAAAATGCTTATGGAATTTGTGATATAACTGGTTTTCGTTACAAATTAATAGACATGAAAAAAACATGGAATGGTCTTTTGGTAGGACCTGACCAGTTTGATCCTAAACATCCACAGATAGAACCAAGAAATGTAGCTACCGATCCTCAAGCATTACAAGACCCACGACCTGAGACAGCAGACGATAACAATTTTTTTACAGTCTACACCAATGTTGGTTTAGGTAAGTTAGGCACACAATTAACGACTTTTGAAGTAGCCTGTGGTGTAGGTTCTGTTACTATTACAACATCATGAGTTTTACATACGCAACATTAAAGACAGCAATAGGAGATTATTTAGAATCTGCTGAAACTACTTTTACCAATAATTTACCTACTTTTATTAAAGAAGCAGAAGATAGAATATTAAAATTTGTTGAATTGCCTGAACAAAGAAAAAATGTACAAGGTCAAACCACAGCAAACACAAGATTTTTAGCTTGTCCTAGTGATTTCTTAGCTCCTATGAGTTTAGCTGTCGTATCAAGCAATACTTACACTTATCTTGATTTAAAACACGCTTCTTTCTTAAAAGAGTACAGCCCAACAACAACTGTGACAGGTCAACCTAAATATTACTCAATCTTTAGCCAAGACTCTTTTTCTCTTGCACCTGTACCTGATGCAATTTATACAGTAGAATTACATTACTTATATAAACCAGCTTCATTGACAAGTGGTAGTGACAGTGGAACGACAGTTCTTAGTACAGATTATCCTGATGCTTTACTCTATGGAAGTTTAGTTGAAGGTGCAATTTTTCTCAAAGAGACTCCTGATGTCATTGCTCAGTTTGAAGCAAGATTCAAAGAGGCAATCATGAGAATGAAAAACTTATCAGAAGGTAGAGATACTAGAGATGAATACAGATACGATAGCCTACGCTCAGTAGTATCGTAATGAAACCAATTAAATCGCTCAAGGGCAAGAGAGTTGCCTTGTTAGGTCTTGGCATATCACAAATAGATTATGTGATTGGCAAAGAAAATGGTAAAGAATGGGATGAAGTTTGGGGTATAAACTCAGCTTGTAGTGTTTTTAACTTAGATCGTTTGTTTATGATGGACCCTGCTAGTCGATTCTTAGACAGTGATGATGCAGGCAAACAAACTTTGGTTATGCGTAAGATGTTACCTGAGCTTAAAATACCTGTTTACACCTGTGAATTAGATCAAAGAGTACCAAAAGCCACTTTGTTTCCTATAGAAGAAGTTGCTAATGCTACTCAGTGTGCCTACTTTAACAATACAGTTGCTTACGCTTTAGGCTTTGCTATGTGGAATGAAGTAGAGTCTATTGATCTATTTGGCATAGATTTTTCTTATAGAAACGATTTACATTTTGCAGAAGCAGGCAGAGCTTGTGTTGAATTTTGGCTATCTAAAATGATGGATCATGGCATCACAGTAGGTGTTAGCCCTAGATCAACAGTCTTAGATGCTGATGTGCCACCTACAGAAAAGCTCTATGGCTATCATCGTTTAGAAAAACCTTTTTTAACTGTTATTCATGGCAACAAGTGGATTATAAAACCACATGATGAAATAGATAATCAATTAGCAAAAGATGGTTTTACTTTGCAAGAACATGAATTACCACCTGAGCCCTACAAAGGATAATGTCAGATAGCTTTATACAATTAGGCAAAGTAGAGGTTCATACCACAGAGAATAAAGGTCATGATCCTGAATTTTGGGCAAAGCAAACCACTGAAAAAATCTTAGGCATATCAGAAAATGCACCTGAACATGTTAGGTTGCAAGCTGAGGCTTTCAAAAATCATATTTATAGTATAATCTTAGCTAATATAAACAGTGCGATAGAATCTAAAAAGGTTACTATGGTTGGTTTATTAGTTAAACAAGGTCATGAAGACATGGCTAAGATTATAAAGGAGCTATAAATGGCAATTACATCAGCAATATGTTCAAGTTTTAAACAACAAATACTTGTCGAAGGACATAATTTAACCAATGGTGCAGATTCTATTAAGTTAGCACTCTACACATCATCAGCAACTTTGGGAGCAGGTACTACTGTATTTGTAACCACAGGACAAGCTACAGGAACTAATTACAGTTCAGGTGGATCAGCATTAACCAATGTTACACCTGCGTTGTCAGGAACTACTGCTGTGTGTGATTTTGCAGATTTAACTTTTGGTACAGCTACAGTTACAGCTAGAGGTTGTTTACTGTATAACACTACCAATGGTAATAAAGCAATTTGTGCAATTGACTTTGGTGGAGATAAAACTAGCACAGCAGGCGATTTCACTGTGGTTTTTCCTAGTGCGACTGCAACTGGTGCGATTATTCGTTTGGCGTAAATTTTAAAGTTTATGGTAAACTTTTATGACAATAAAAGAGTTTACTTATGCCTTTAGCAAAATTTAATTTCAAAGCAGGAATCAACAAAGAAGAGACTGATTACTCAGAAGAAGGTGGTTATGTTGATGCTAATTTAATTCGTTTTAGAAGAAATCGACCTGAAAAAATTGGTGGTTGGCTAAAAGCTAATGCTAACGCTTTTTTAGGCATAGCTAGAGCTTTACATCAATGGGTTAGTCTTGGTGGCACCAAATATCTCGGACTAGGAACTACACTTAAATATTACATAGAAAGAGGTAGTGTGTTTAGTGACATTACTCCTATTAGAAAAACCAGTACCAATTCAATAACTTTTAGTGCAACCAATGGTTCTGCGACTATTACTGCTACTGATTCTAGTCATGGTGCTGTTATTGGTGATTTTGTTACTATCAGTGGAGCTACTTCTCTTGGTGGTTTAATTACAGCATCAGTCTTAAACACAGAACATCAAATTGTCACTGTGCCAACAGCCAATACCTACACTTTTGTGGCATCAGCCACAGCAAATGCAAGTGATTCAGGCAATGGTGGGTCAGGTGTAGATGGGTTATATCAAATTAATGTTGGTTTAGATGACTATGTGCAAAACACTGGTTGGGGTTCAGGAGCTTGGAGTGCAGGCACATGGAGTGCTGAAAATACTTTGAGTGTTACTAATCAATTGCGTTTATGGTCACACGACAACTTTGGTGAAAATCTATTAATTAATGTTCGTGGTGGTGGTGTTTATCAATGGACAGAAAACGATGGTTTGACTACTAGGGCTGTGGCTTTGTCAGATATATCAGGAGCAGACAAAGCTCCTACTGTAGGATTACAGGTTTTAGTCTCAGAAACAGACAGACATGCAATTGTATTGGGTGCCGATCCTATTACCAGTGGCAGTCGTACTGGTGTGGTTGATCCTATGTTAATTGCTTTTTCTGATTCAGAAAGTGCAATTGATTGGAACCCCACCAATACTAATTCAGCAGGATCGTTGCGTTTATCAAGTGGTTCACAGATTGTAGGTGGTATAAAAGCAAGACAAGAGGTGCTCATTTGGACTGATACCAGTATTTACAGTATGCGTTTTATTGGTGCTCCATTGGTTTTTTCTGTTAATTTAATTAATGAAGGAGCAGGATTACTTGGACCTAAAGCCTTTGTAAATGCACCAAGTGGTGTATTTTTTATGAGCAAACAAGGATTTTATTTTTACAATGGTGCTATACAAAAACTACCATGTACAGTGCAAGAATATGTGTTTGAAGACCTTGACCTATCTCAGGCTTACAAATGTCATGTAGCTTTAAACTCAGAGTTTTCAGAAGTTTGGTTCTTTTATCCATCCATTGATGATGGCACAAGAGAAATTTCAAGATACGCCATATACAATTATGAAGAAAACTTATGGTCAATTGGCTCAATGGTGCGACATGCTTGGATCGATGGTGGCATACAAAACACTCCACAAGCTACTGGTGTATCGTCAAGTTCTTACTATTTATACAACCACGAATTAGGTTTTAACGATGACACTGAGCCGATGGACAATGTTTTTATACAATCTGCTGACTTTGATATAGGTGATGGTGACTCATTGGCGTTTGTAAAACGCATCTTGCCTGATGTCAAATTTGTTAATGAACAAGGCACTTCACCTGATCCTGCGATAAACATAGTATTAAAGAATCGTGATTTTATGGGTGAAAGCCTAACCACAGACTCTACATCACAAATTAAATCTAATACCAACAAAGCAGATGTAAGGGCTAGAGGTCGTCAATTTGTACTTAGATTTGAGTCAGATGATGATAATGACACTGTTAATAGAAAAGATTACAAATGGAGGTTGGGTAACACTAGGCTAGATATACAGCCATCAGGTCGTAGAGGATCATGACAAAACTCTTGGTTACAAGGTTGCCATTGGCTGAAGGCACTGATGTAACACCTGAGCTTTTCAATCGTTTAATAAGAATATTAGAGATTAACTTAGACAATGTTGATCCTGATAGAATCCCTAGTTTTAACGCTACAGAGATTTCTGAATTGCAATTTGCAACAGGTAGTATAATATTTAATACTACAAACTCTATACATCAAGCGTTTGATGGTACTAGGTTCAGAGACTTGTACAGTCATCAAACCTATCCAACAGGATTAGGTGCTACAATGAGTGTAGGAGCAGTAACAGTTACAATAGGTTAATTATGGCTATAAGCGAACAATTACAACAAAGAATCAACAATTTAACTCAGGGCATGGGTGCTACATCCAACAAAGAAATGGAAATGTTAAAGGATGCTAGTCCTAGCAACATGCAATTTGATGTCGAAATAGATGGAAAGAATCGTCAATTTGGTTTTGATAGCCAACCTGATGAACAAGCCATGCAAATGTTAAGAGATAGATTAGGCGTTATCTCAAACAGAGAAATGGAAATGTTTAGAGATGCTGTTCCTAGCATGGGCACAATGGGTGGTGGTGACGAAACCCAACAAGCCATAGCTTCTTTACAACAAGAACTGCAAATGTCTACCGATCCTGAAGAAGCTGAAGGATTGGGTCGTATGATTGCTAAATTATCAGCAAGCATGATGGCACCTTTAGGTGGTGTAGCAAAACAAGTAGCACAAGCAGGTGGTGGTGAAGACACAGCTTTGGCTCATGTACGACCGGGTGAGATTGTATTGCCTCCTGAAATGATGGAAGACCCACAGTTTGAAATGATGGTTGAAGAGAAGTTCAATCAATTAGGTATTAACCCTGAAGAAGCTGTAGTAGGTATGGGTATTGCTAGTCTAAACCAATCAACAGGACTAGAAGAGTTTGGTTTCTTTAAAAAACTAGGCAAAAAACTAGGCAAGGTAGTTAAGAAAGTAGCTCCAATAGCTATGCTAGTGCCGGGCGTTGGTACTGCTTTAGGTGGTGCTTTAGGTGGTTTAGGTGGTCTAGCAACCAAAGGTTTAGCAAAAGTTGGTCTAGGTGGCTTAGGAAGTGCTCTTGGCAGTGTTGGAAGCACAGTCATGGGTGGCATAGCAAATGCAGGAATACCGGGCTTATCTTCTATAGCAGGTGGTACAGCAGGTGGTTTTGGTAGCATAGGCAAAGGTCTAGGTTCTTTAAAAGGTTTAGTAGGTGATGGTCCTTTAAGTGGATTCCTTGGTGGTGGTCAACAACCAACCATTGAAGAAGTTGGTGCAGGTGATCCAATGGCACAAGTTAGGATTGACAGACTAAGATCAGAAGGCATGTCTGATGCACAAATTATGGAAAACTTAGTCCAATCAGGCTATGCCCAACCACAATCACAAGGCAATTTTAATTTAGGCAGAGCTCTTACAGGTGGAACAGGAAGAACTCCTGACATGATTAAATCAATTGAAGATCGTATCAAAGGTCAAGGTGGTAGCATGTTTGGTGGTGGTCAAGGTGGTGGACTTGGTGCATTAGGCACAGCAGGACTGTTAGGTTTAGCAGGTTCTTTGGGAAAAATGGCTTACGATGAAACCAAAAAAGACTCAGGCGTGCCATTAACTCCTTTAAATACAATGAACGCGGCAGGTAGATTTAACTTAGAAGCAGAAATAGCTCGTAGAATGGGTCAACAAGCACCTAATCCAGTAGAGTTTGGTTTATTGCCACAGAACACTATGCCTGAACTATCAGGTGGTCAAGCAGTACCTACAGGCATGATGATGGGTGGTGAAGTGATGATGCCGATGGAAATGGCAGAAGGTGGTTCTTTGCCTAATAAAGGCTTAGAAGCTCTTAACAGAGTCGCTCCTGAAGTTGTAGATCGAATGGGTTACAACATGGGTGGTTATGTCATGCCAATGCAATATGCAGAAGGTGGCAATGTAGCCATGGAAGACTTTGAAAGAAAAAATGGCATGATTAATGGAATGGGCACTGAAACCAGTGACGATGTACCTGCGATGTTATCTGATGGCGAGTTTGTCATGACAGGACAAGCTGTAAGAGGAGCAGGTTCGTATCAATTAGAACAAGGTGATGGTGGTATTCTTAACCTTATCCCATCGTTAGATGAAGACAGAGAGCGTGGTACAGAACTTATGTACAACATGATGGAGGTCTTTAGCAATCGTGCAAACGCAAGCTAATAAATAATAATGGGAATATTTGACAACCTAAGAAATTCAATAAGCAAAAGACAAGCGATGCTTGGTCGTGAGTCAAACGCATACAAGCCACAATCAAGACCTGCTCTTATGCCACGAACATTGCCAAACATACCAAGAGGCATAGGCAGTATTCCAAATATACCTAGTTTAGAAAATTTTGATTTTTCTAAGTTGCCACAAGGTTTTCCACCTATAAACTTGCCACAGGTAAACCCTCTTCCTGCTTTTGTAGATAACATTTCTCCACAAATGCCTACAGTCAGCCCACCACCTGATGTAGTTTTTGACCCAATTGTGCAAGCACCTGTAATGCCTACTGCTCCTGCACAACCAGTTGCACCTGTACAACAGCCTCTAGCACCCTACACAGGTGGCAATAATCCTGCTCCATATGTAAGCAATCAATTAAGAAACGAGACAGGCTTAGATGCTTTAAGCCAACAATTACTCTTTGGTTTAGATGGTAAAGGTGGATTTATACCCGGTGCTATGCGAGCTGCTGAACGCTCATTCTTTAATCCTGATGGCACACCAAGAGTTGTAGAACAACAAATTGCAGACTTAACTCCTGACCAACTCAGGGCTATGCAAATGGCAAGAGAAGCCACTGGCATACAAGATCAGTATTTAGATGATGCTCAGTCTGCTTTTCGTACAAGCGTTGGAGAACTAGGCACAGGCTTAGATAAGGCAAGACAAAGAGAATTAGAGTCATTGGGTGTTATACAAAGTGGTGTGGGTAACTTTGGTACTCAATTAGGTGCCCTAGCAGGTCGTAGCTTAGGAGCTACAGATCAGTTTGGTAATCGTTTAGGTGAGTCTGAGGGCTTGCTCAGAGGTACTTTGGGTGCTTATGACCCATCTTTAACCTCATCTTTCTACAATCCATTTGAGGAGCGTGTAGTACAACAAACCATAGACGATGTGTTGGAAGCAGGTGAGAAACAAGACATGGCACAAAGAGCTAGAGACATCATGACAGGTGGTGAATCTGCATTTGGTTCAAGAGCTCGTTTAAGTGCAGACGAAAGGCGAGAAGCTCTAGGTAGAGGTTTAGGTCAGGCTTTAGGTTCATTGCGTTCACAAGGCTTCTCAGAGGCTCAGAGAACAGGATTGGGTGAGTTTGCAAGACAAAGAGCGCAAGAAATGGCTACAGCCCAAGGATTATCAGGACTAGCAGGTTCAAGACTCGGTGCTCAACAGAATTTAACCAGTCAGTTATCAAACTTTGCAGGACAACAACTAGGTGCACAACAAACACAAGCAGGTGCTTTAAGTAACTTAGGTAACTTGGAAGGTCAAATAGGACAACAAAGAGCACAAGCACAACAAAACTTAGGTACTAACTTACAAAACATTGGGCAACAAGCTCAACAAGCTAGTGCGTTTGACATCAATCAGTTGATGGGTGCAGGTCAGGCTCAACAAGCACAACAACAAGCACAACTAGATGCTACAAGAATGAATCAGCTACAAGCTCAACAGGCTCCTATGGCTCAATATCAATCTTTACTGCCTTTTGTTCAGTCAGTGCCAACAGGCTCGTTCCAAACTTCTACAACCTTTGCTCCAAGACCAAGTGCTTTACAGTCAGGTTTAGGTGTTGGTTTAAGCACATTAGGTGCTTTGGGTAATTTCTTTAACCAACCACAGCAAAGACCAAACGCAGGGTACACTATCTAATGGCAGTCAACGATCCAATCAATCCATTTGATTCAGAGATTGATGTAAGTGCTAGTGATAATTCGATACAAGATTTAGCTAGTCAACTTGGTAATTACGATCAAAATTTTGCTAAGTATCAACAACGATTAGCACCATATTCTTATCAAGCTCCTAACATGAGCATTTACGATTTGGCTTCTGAGTTGGGTGCAGGTTTACTTGCAACTCCAAACACAGGTGGAGCTTCAGCTTTTACAGGTTTAGGCGTTGGTTTTACTAGAGCATCAGACAAAATGAAAAAAAACCAAGAAGCAAATGCCAAGGCTCAACAACAAATAGGTCTACAAGCAGCTCAACTTGCTATGCAAGATGAACAAAAAGCCAATGAGTTTTTAAATCAATATGCAATAAAAATGATCGATAGTGCCAATAAAAAAGTTGACTACATAACTTTTGAATACGATGAGGTAGATGAAACTACTGGTACAACAACTACACAATCTCAAACTTTTGCAAACATACCATCAAATAGAGATGACATAAATGACATTATTAATAATAAAAATGGCAGAGAAGTAAAACCACCCACCACAGCAATTAACATGCCCGGTGATAACACAAGTTTTGCAGACAAAGAAGCCATCAAGTCAATGATGAAAGAGGGTGATGCTTACGAAGCTAAATCAAGAGCATCAGATCAAATAAGAGATCAAGTTAATCAAGCCTACATTCTTGCAAATGAGATAGAGGAAGCAGGTGGTAGCTTTGGTCCTGCATCAAGAAGTCTTTTAGGAGTAAGAGAGTTAATATCAGGCTTGGGATTTGGAGAATTTTTGTTAGGTGAGTCAGAAGCAGCTATTGCTCCACAAAAAGCACTAAACCAGTTATCTATGGGTTTTACCATGGCTATTGTTTCACAAACCAAAGGTGCTATTTCTGATCGTGAAATGAAATTGTTTATATCAGCTTCTCCTACGCTTGGTTCTACCAAGGAAGGTTACATGAAACAACTTGAGTTGCTTGAAAGATTAGCAGTCAGAGATAAAGATTTTTATAAAGATTATGTAAATAAAATGATTGAATTTGAAGATCAAGGCGTTACAGGTAGAAAATTATCATTACAAATGGATAAATTTACTGCAGATTGGTCTGAAGAAAACCCATTGTTTACTCCTGATGAAGTAGAATTTTTAGAAAAGAAAATTGCAAGTGGAGAAGGTTTGGC